TGGAGCGTCAGCAGCTACACCGACGACGGCCGCGTGGAAATTGAGTGGTACTCACCGGCCGGAGAGGACTTCATCATCTGCGTGGGCGTTGAAAAATTCCCGGATGAAGTTTTAGACTACTCCGACAGCTTTGACATAGACGAGCATATTGCGATGTGGATAGAGGCAAAGCAGAGCGGCACACAGGGCGTCCCGGGCGCGCGGCAGATTGTCCACGATGCAGAGGAAATCGAAAAAGAGCTCGACGAGCTTGCATTTGAATTACAGGAGGCAGAAAGAAAAATATGGCTTACAGATATTACAGCCCCCTCCGCCCGCTGATGGTGGGCGGCATCCCGTTCCCGAAACGGCCCGGAGAGAGCATCACGACCATCGTCAACTTCGAGGAGGGCCGGACGTACTGCAAGGACATCGACCGGCCCGCGTGGGGCTACATCGAGTACACAGCACCGCTCGACCCGCAGCAGGTCTCGGACTACGAGCTGGTGCTGGCCCCGGAGGAGGACGGCCATGAGTAACGTGAAAATCAAGGAGCTGGACAAGAGCCTCATTCATCAGGCGAACAGCAACAGCATGAGCGGCCAGCGCGGCGACATTTCGGCCCACGAGTACGAGGTCTACTGCCAGAAAGTTATGAGCTGGAACATCCCGGACAGCCGCAAGCAGAAAATCGTGGACCAGATTTATGCCAAGTGGAGCGAGCAGCTCCGGCACGAGGCAGCCCATGTGAGCGTCGCCGTCGCCGGACCGGCGCGGTACAACGCGAAGAAGCTGGACCACAGCGACACTATTCTCCGCCTTTCCTCTGAGTTCGTGGAGTGGTTCAACGGCCTGCAGGAGCAAGTATGGCAGGGCCGAATCGAGGACAAGGACGCCAAGGAAATTGCCCGGCTGGTCGATGACGTCAAATTCTGCATCGAGCGGCCGACGCTTAATCCTACCGCGAGCCTGTGCGAGCTCGCCAACAAGGACCCGGAGCTCTTCATGGAGTATTACGAGAAGCTCCATGAAAAGTACCGCTGGCGCAAGAACAGCATCATCGCCAAGCTCTATGCGGCCGGGAAAGAGGGCAAGCTCGCAAACCTGAACCGGCAGAAGTTTTTCGAGGACGAGAACCTCGTCGCCTACACGATGGGCGACCGGGCGTACATCAAGTTCGTTATGAAGCCCCGACAGCAGCTTATTGTTGCCCTCAAGAGCCGGAAATGGTGGTGGAACGGTTACGAGGAGGCGTGGAGTACCTACCTCGACAAGCTGGACAGAGAGTGGGTGCAGAGCATCAGCACCCGGTATGCCGATTATGTTTGAGGAGGAAATCAGAGAATGAAATCGTTTACATTGGATTTGCCGCACTCGGATGAAGAAGTTCACTACCGCGACTACCGCATCAATGAGCACAAATTTGCGTTCGACCGGATTCAATACGACAAGGGCGAGCGGCACAACATGGAGAGAATCGCTGTTCCTGTTATCCGCAAGAGCGATGGAGAGCCTGTGGCAAACCTCGAGACCACTGTGATACTCGTAGAGTGCGGAAACATCTACCATTACCTCGACAACGGTTTTGCGGTCCGCCTGAGTGACGCCCAGATGGTGACTGTTGCAAACGAAATATTGAAGAAGCGCGCAGAGGTAAGAGGGACCGGCCTCAAGACGCTTTCTGGATGGCGGGAAAGTGGTCTGCCAAGCGTTGAGGACTACCTCGAAGTGGGGGACGAGGTTGACAGCGAAATGCTGGACTATTTCTTGAATGTTCTCCCTCCTCGCACAAACCGCGCAGGCCTGTTGCAGGCGGGCGGAGAAATCGGCACCGCAAAGGACGGCAACGGACGCTGGCTGCCGACCTACCTGACATTCAAGAGGCATGGCGACACATGGCGGTACGCAGGACGGTGTTTTGCAGGCTATGCGGAGCCGGTTCAGAAGTACCGGTCCTCGCTCGAGAGGATGATGCTTACACGCTGTAAGCTACTGGGAGCTGTAGCGCAGGAGGTTGAAACCTGATGGACTACAAGGACAAAATCCGAAAGCTCCTCGCTCTTGCAAAGAGCCCGGAGCCGGAGGAGGCAAAGCTCGCCCTGCTCAAGGCCCGCAAGCTCATGGCGGAGCACAAGCTCACCGAACGAGACCTCGAGGAGCACGACACGACGGTCATCCAGCAGGAAATTGACGAGACGTTTTCCAAGAAAGCAAATTCGTGGATGTCTCCGCTATCCACCGTCATCGGAGAAAACTACTGCTGTGCGGCATACCGGTGCAAGAGAGGAGCCAAAACGACCGTCTGGCGCGTTGGATTCATTGGGCTCAAGGATGATTTTGAAATCTGCACAAAAATCTTCAAGTATGCAGTACGGTGCATCAAGGCGGAGCAGAAGAAGCTCCGCAAACAGCACCGGGACTATTACACACCGCAGGAGATTGCAAAAATCTGCGATTCCTACGGCTATGGGTTCGCCAGAGGCGTATACGAGGCGTTTACAAGACAGAACGAGGAAAATCAAGAATACGGCCTTGTGCTGAAAGTTCCGAAAGAGGCCAAAGACGAGCTCGACAAGATGGGGCCGCCGAAAGAGTTCAAAAAGACGCCCCAGCCAAAGACGGTCGGAGAGCTCGATGCAGCATGGCGAGGCATCGAGGACGGCAGGAAGTTTGACCCATCAAACAAGCTGGAAGAAAAGAAACAGGAGGCATAACAGACATGGCAAATACGAAGTTTGAAGTTTCGATGGCTATTTTCAAGTTTCAGGGAGAGC